ACAGAACATGTTAAACCTGCACCTAAAGTTGAGACTGTTAAGTCTTACAACGAGGAAGAAGAAAGCCAATTCGTTTCAATGGTAAACGACGGAGCTTTCATTGAAGATATAGCTGAAGGCTTAGGTAGAAGTGTAAACTCTATCAGAGGAAAAGCATTATCTTTACTTAGAGCTGGGGAAATCAACGCGATTCCTAAGCAAAAAGAAACTAAAGGTTCAAGCAAAGCTGATCCTTTAGCAGACCTAGACATCGACGGTATGACTGTAGATGCTATTGCTGACACAATCGGCAAAACAGTAAGAGGCGTGAAAACAATGCTTACTAGAAGAGGTCTACAATGCAGCGACTACAATGGCGCAGCTAAAAAAGAAATAGGTTAATCTAACCTTTTCACCTTCGCGAGAGGCTCTACGGAGCCTTTCGTATCTTTTAACCACTAAATTGTCTTGGGAGATTCAATTTGACACTAGAAAGTGCATTACTGAAGCAAATCTTGTCGCTTGGCGATTTTGATACTTGGAACGGCTTAAAACAACATTACCTACCTGAAGGAGAGTACCGAAAGTTATGGAATATTGTAGATAAGCATGTAGCTAAATATAAAAATCTACCAACATTTGAAGAACTAAAACTAGAAGTTCGTTCTGCTGAACTACAAGAGAAAATATACGCTATCGAAACTGTGGAAACAGATGTCGAGGCAGACTTATTGCTAGACTATCTCAAGAACCAATTTACCCAATCAGAAATCTTAGGCTCAATCGAGTCATACATAGATAACCAAATCGCAATATCAGACGCAAGAGAAAACATTGATTTACTTCAAGAAATAGTCGTGTCTGTAGAAGATAAAGTAGATACTCAAGATGCAAATGAGAGTATGGAAACTATTGAGTTGTTTGACGATGATGAAACATACAAGAAACGAATAAGTCTAGGACTGAATCAAGACTTCGATTTAGAATATTCATTCAAGTCAGACGAACTTATCATGCTCGGTGCTACATCAGGTGGTGGTAAGTCTTTAGTATGCTGTAATATTGCAAGTACAGTAAGAAAACAAGGTCGTAGTGCTTTGTATTTCACAATAGAAATGAACAGTAAAGATATTCTGCAAAGAATAGTAGCGATTGAAACCGAAGTAAACGCTAACCGATTAATCCACCAAAACTTAGAGCCACATGAGTGGAATAAAGTAGGAGAATGGTGGGCAGGAAGATTCGTAGATGGAGAAGAAGTATTAGCAAAGTATGATAACTTAGAGAAAGCTAACTTCAAAGAGTTCCATAAAGAGTTAGTTAGAAATAGAATTGACTACTCTAAACCACAGATAGAAATTTATTATGACCCAGCCCTTACCACAGCAAAAATTGCTAGTGTTGTAAGACAGAACTTACAGAAATTACATAATCCAGGTGTAATTATTATTGATTATCTCAACCAAGTAAAAAGAAGTAATAATCAAAAGGCAGGTCAATACGACTGGACAGAACAGATAGAGATATCTAAATATTTTAAAACGTTGGCACAGGAGTATGATACTACTACTGTTACAGCAATTCAAACTAAAGCAGATGGTTCTGCTAAATTTTCAACGAATGTCGACAATGCTGTAGATGCTTTCTATAGTATAGACCATTTTGATCAATCAGATTGTATGAAGTTTTCCTGCAAGAAAAGAAGAAATGCAAAAGTTGCAGGCTTTACCTCAGAGATGGATTGGAACACACTAAAGGTTGGACCTCATACTGCGCTAGACCCAGACGAGAAAGCTGAAATGAAAGAAACTATGGGAACAGCAGAAAAGGTAGACGACATGCCATGGTAAACTATATAGGAATAGCAGGTACTATGGGCGCAGGAAAAACAACTTTAGCCAGACAATTAGGCGATGCTTTAGACATAGCTTATATAAAAGAGCCTATCTCCCCATACCTAGCAGACTTCTATAAAGATAATGCTAGGTGGGCTTTTCATATGCAAGTGTATATGATGACAGCAAGAGCAAAGGGATGTTTAATTCTTAGTAGATTCGGTGGAATACAAGACCGAACAATCTTTGAAGATAAAATATTTCAGAATATGCTCACTGCTAGAGGAGACTTAAGTTATAAAGATTGGAATGTTTGTGATATGCTGTACAAGGCACTACATAAACCAAAACCTAGAGTAATATTATATTTAAAAGTAAGTCCTGAAACTTCGATACAAAGACAAAAAGAAAGAGCGAGAGAAAAAGAAGTAGGAATTACAGATAACTACTTAACTGATTTATGTAATAGATATGATGAATGGGCAGAAGAATATACTGGAAACATAATTACATTGGATTGGAATAATCCTTGTGATGTAGAAGAAGTTATAGAAAGACTATGATAATTCCAGGCAATAGATGTTTTATACATATTCCAAAGTGCGGAGGAACATCTGTCACTCAGGGGTTAAAGCATCAATACAAAATCAATGCTGTACTCAGACATTCTAATCATCCTTTTATAATTCATCATAAAAAAGAGGGAAAGGATATAACAGACTGGCACTTCACATATGATGAAGCATATGTACAGTTTCCAGATTATAAATATATTACAATGATTAGACATCCTATTGATAGATGGGTTAGTATATATAAACATTTTCTAATGTTAGGAATGATTGAAACAGACTTAGAAGATTGGACAATAAAAGCATTATCAACTTTACCTAGTCTTAACTTTTTTGATAATGATAAGTTTGAATATGAAAACTCTTTTAAGAAGTTTGCTAACTTTTTCAAACCACAATGGATGTATTACAGAGAACCTGAAGTCAGAGTACTTAGATTAGAAGATGATAGTATATGGGTAGCACTAGATGTAATGCCCCAACATCTTAGAAAAGGAGTAGACATTCCAGAGTTTGATAGAGATAAAATAGGAAGTTTAATATATACTTTCTATAAAAAGGATTTTACAAGATGGCATCAATTCGACAGATAGATAATATAATACCATATCCAGTAGAATTTGATGAAGCAGACTGGGATAATCCTACAGGAGTACAAAGGAAAACAGAACTAACAATATTTGAAGATTGTGACACTATTCCTGTAATGTGGCAATATGCAAAAGGCAGACCACATATGCCAGCAACAAGAACAGAATTTTATGATAAGTACTATGACCAATACTGGTTTGACATATTATATCGCAAGTTGTATGAACACTATGGATATGGAAAGTATATCAGTATATTATTCGCCAGACTTAGACCACAAGGGCAGCTAAAGCCTCATGTTGACGGAGGAATATCTGTAGTACATAATCATGATGTTCATGTTCCTATTACAACAAACCAAGATTGTATGTTTACAGTGGGCAAAGAAACAAGACACTTAGACATAGGAAACATATATGAAGTGGATAATGCCGTTACCCACTCCGTAGTTAATGGAAACACTAGTAGAATACATTTATTAGTTGAATGGCATAATCCTGCTAAAATTAGAGGATATTATGACGAAGTACCTAGTGTGCACGGAGACGGTAAAATTTATAAAATATGGAGAAAACAATGATACTATACACAGAAGATCAATTATTAATAGCTTACACTAGACATATAAGACAAGTAAGTAAACTAGAACATGTACCAATTCCTTCACTAGAAGAATTTAGATTAATCTATGAAGAAGAATGGACACAAAGATATAAGGAGATGAACGATGGCGGATGATAGAGTAAGTAGAGAAACTGCTGAACTAATACCGTTACCACCACATACATGGTATGTAAGAACAATAGGTTGGATGTTAGAGCAAGATAAAGTAAAAGAGAACATAGCAAATGTTCCGCCTAACCAACCTTTAATAGACAGCTTGAGGCAGCATGGGGTCAAATCTCCCATCCTGTGCATGCCCAACTGGTACCCCATTGCCGGCTCTCAACGAATGAGAGCCGCATTGGACCTTCCAGAGATACACAACCAAGAAATAAGAGTCTGCCGCTTCGATCAGGAGTGGTGGCTTTTATATTACCTATGGGGAGACACAGATTTTAGAGACAAGTCAATAGCAGTCTGGTTCCAGATGGCAGAACTAGTTTGGAAGTCTAGATACTACGAACATGAGGTTGACCCAAGTGGTATGGATATGAGAGAGTTCGAACGCATTGGAGATAAACTAAAATGGAAACATAACAAAGATGACGCTAAGTGGAAATAATAAGTCACATAACAAAAATAATCCTTGACACGGGGTTAAAAATTTGATATAATATATATAATTATGACAGCAGAAGAACTTTTACAGGAAAAAGGAATACATTATCAACTTAGTGGTAAAGACGCTAAAGTTAAATGCCTTAACCCAGAACATGACGACACTAATCCAAGCATGAGAGTGGATAGAGTTACTGGCGTATTCAACTGTTTTTCCTGTGGTTTTAAAGGAAATTTGTTTACATACTTTGGAGCACCTTCTAGCCCTTTAGAAGTAAGGCTCCATCGTATTCGTGAAGGAATTACGAAAGTCAAGTCTCAAACAGTAGGTATTCAATTACCTAAGGAGAGAATAAGATGGGCAGGTGGACCGCTAAGAAATATCTCAGAGGAAACTCTACAGATATGGGATGCGTTCACTTGGAACACTCCTAAGTTTGAGGGCAGAATTGTCTTTCCAATCCGTAATATCACAGGAAAAACTGTTGCCTTAATCGGAAGATTAATCAGTGAAGCAGGTATGGGACAATCGAAGTACTATATCTATCCTGGCGGGGCAGAAATGCCCTTTTGTCCTGCCAAGGTAAAACCAATTCAGAACAGAGTTATTCTAGTGGAAGGCATATTCGATGCTCTCAACTTATGGGACAAAGGTCTAAAGAATACTGTTTGCTGTTTTGGAACGCAACAAGTGAATTGGGTAAAGCTATCTTTATTAAAAATGCAGGGAGTACAAGGAGTTGACATCATGTTTGATGGAGACGAAGCAGGAAGCAGAGCTGCAGAAGCTGCCAAAGGTTTAGCTGAAAAGCTAGATATGTCAGCAAGGATAGTAACTTTACCACTAAATACAGATCCTGGTAACTTAAATCGTGACCAGATAGACAGACTTAAGAAGAAATTATATGGCGAATAACTATAAAAATTGTGCTACTAACAGGTCTACAAATGAATTGTGGACTGAGTATGATTATACTTTTTGTGAAGAACAAGAGTGGGATGTAGAGTTCTGCTCAGATACATTAGGAAGAACGCCAGTATCAATTAGAAAAGCTAAACAGAAATACAATCTGACTTTTCATAAGCCGTCCCTATGGGAGAAAGGTGGAAAGAGATGGCATCCACTAGCTAAGGCAATACTATTTGAGTATAAGAAAAAACACATAGAAGATAAAACTCCTATACTACAAGATGAATGGTTTGAGATACAAAGAAAGTTATATGATGTAGAAGGTTTTTACAGAAACTACAAGCAGTGCGATATGCAAACCGAAGCTAAGAGAATGGTTAATCATCGTCAGACTGAATATTCAAGAGCAGATATACATGAATCTTGGACAGTATTAAAAGAACCTACAGATGCTAAAGATACTATAAAAGTAGTATGCCCTGTAGGACATGAGTTCACTCATCATTTTCATGCGTGGACAGATAAAGACATAGGTTGTTTAGCCTGTGCAAGAAAAGAAGATTCAACATTATACTTTTTAGATTTTGGCGAATTTATAAAGATAGGTATTACTGTCAAGACTCCAGAGAAACGATTTCCTGAGTATGAATTTGATACAATACTAACAATAAACAACATAGGCTGGGGACATGCCCACTATATAGAACAACAAATTATTAAAAACAACAAAGAGTTTGCAACAGAACCTGAATTACTAGTAGGCAATGGCTCAACAGAGTGTTTCACTCCTGCTGCAAAACAATCAATTTTAGAGGAATTAAAACAATGGCAGTAGCAATAATAGAAACAAAGATGTCATCTACCAACTGGGATAGATACTTTGATTTTGAGGTAGACCGATATGCTCTATGCTCAAATTCGAGTATCAAAAAAGTCTTGAAAAAAGATGTGGATATAGAAATCGATACTGATGCGTACGAATGGCTCATTCTTGTAGGTTCAGAAGCTTTCAAAATGTATACAAAAAAGACATCAGTAACAGAGTTCAATGGAAAAGTTTGCGATTCTAAGTTTTTAGGTTTAATTAATCCTGCAATGATTAAGTTCAAACCAGAAGCAAAGACAGAATTCGAGCGTGCAGTCGAGAGTATATCGAAATACGTAAGCGGAGAACTTAAACAAGAAAGACTCGGAGAAGATAAATGTTATGGAATCACGGAAACAAGTGACCTACTAGTTTATCTTAATAAAGCATTAGCAGACCCAAAAGATTATGTCGCACTAGATAGTGAGACTTCTGCTTTATATTGTAGAGATGGCTATATGCTAGGATTCTCTATGTCTTATGAAGCTGACCATGGAGTTTATGTTGACTGTGAAGCAATTGACGAAGAAGTCGAAGTTCTTATGCAAAAGATATTTGATACTAAGAGAATAGTATTTCATAATAGTAAGTTCGATTTACAATGGTTTGAATATCATTTCAACTTTAAGTTTCCAAGATTTGAAGATACAATGCTAATGCATTATATGTTTGATGAACAACCAGGAAAACATGGACTTAAACAGTTAGCAATCAAACACACACCATACGGAGATTATGAACAAGAGCTAGACCAGTGGAGAGAAAGTTATTGTAAGACTCATGGAATACTCAAAGGAGATTTCAGTTATGACTTGATACCATTTGAAGTAATGAAAACATATGCAGCAATGGATGCAGTAGTTACTTTATTATTGTTTGAGAAGTTTGAAGCTCCTCTTAGAAGTAATGATAAACTGTATTGGGTGTACAAGAATCTACTCATCGAAGGAGTAAGGTTCCTTAAAGATGCAGAGTCTAACGGTGTGCCTTTCGATAAGACTAGACTAGAGTTTGGACAAAAGAGAATGAATGAAGATATTAATAAGGCAGTTGCAGAACTATATAAGTTTACCGAAGTAAAAGCTTACGAGAAAGCTAAAGGTTCTGACTTCAATCCTAACTCTACAGTTCAACTTAGAGAGTTATTATTTGACTATTTAAATCTGACCCCAACGGGGAAGAAAACAGGCACAGGAGCCCACAGCACAGATGCGGAAGTTCTCGGACAACTCGCAGAGGAACATGAAGTACCTAAACATATTCTTGAAATAAGACAGAAAGTTAAGATTAAATCTACCTATCTTGATAAAATTATACCTAACCTTGATAGAGATTCAAGGCTTCGTACAAACTTTAACCTACACGGAACTACAAGCGGAAGGCTATCATCTAGTGGTAAACTAAATATGCAACAGCTTCCAAGAGACAATCCGACTGTAAAAGGTTGTATCAAAGCAAAAGAAGGATATAAGATAGTTGCAATGGACTTAACAACAGCAGAAGTTTATTGTGCAGCTATACTTGCTAAAGATGTAGGCTTACAGAATGTATTTAAGTCAGGTGGTAATTTCCACAGTACGATTGCTAAGCAAGTATTCAGACTACCAGGAGAGGTAGAAGACGTTGCAGAGTTCTATCCTGCTAAAAGACAGCAGGCAAAAGCCGTTACCTTTGGTATTATGTATGGAGCAGGCCCGAAAAAGATTAGTGAACAGGTCACAAAGGATAGTGGAGAATACTTTTCACCACTTCAAGCGAAAGAAGTTATTGACGATTACTTCGAGGCATTTCCTAAACTCAAAGAGTGGTTAGACAATACTCAGAAATTTATTCAAGCAAATGGATATGTATATTCTCACTTCGGAAGAAAGAGAAGATTACCGAATGTCTTTAGTAAAGATAAAGGTATTGCATCACACGAAGTTCGTAGTGGTGTAAATGCTCTCGTTCAATCTGTGTCTAGTGATATTAATTTATTAGGTGCGATTGATATGCAGAAACATATTATTGCTACAGGCATGGATGCTAAGATATTTGCACTTGTTCACGATTCAGTTCTAGCAGAAGTAAAAGAAGAAGAAGTAGAAGAATATAGTGCTAAACTGAAAGAAGTCATACAAAAAGATAGAGGACTTATGATACCAGGAGCTCCAGTTGGATGTGACTTTGATGTTGCTGATGACTACAGTTTAGGTAAGTTCGAGAAACTATATGGTATTTGAGGACTTACAGATATGTTTTATACATATTCCTAAATGTGGAGGAACAAGTGTTACCTCACAATATTTGATGAGTAGAAAGATAAGAAACTTTTTTGGGAAAACTTGGAGAACTGGATTAGAAGTACAATTCAATAGAGCTATAGGAAGAAATGGGGACAGACAAATACTTCATAATATGCATGCAGATGCAGACCAATATTATCCTGTATTTAGAGAATATGATATGGTAACACAAGTAAGAAATCCATATGATAGATTCGCTAGTGCATACAAACATTTACATAGTATAGAATTAGTAGACACTCCATTTGTAGAATGGGTTCCTCGTGCTATTGAAAGTTTATATACAGGGAACTGGTCAGCATCCTTAGACGCAGGACATCAGTATATACAACACTTGCATATTGTAAATCCAGGATTTGATGCAAGTATTTTATTTAAACATCAATACAGTTATCTTAGACCTGAAGTAGAAGTACACAAACTAGAAGAAGGAACAATTTGGGAAAGATTGGGAATAAAAAGGGGGTTCCATAATGTGAGTCAAAAACATTATGAAACAGAATATAGCATACAAAACAGTATATTAGTTAGGGATTATTATGAAAGAGACTTTGAAGAACTCGGATATTGATAGCATTATACCATGCGGTGGCGGTATTGAAACTGCAGCTGCAGTTGCCTGGGCAGTTGGTCAAGGATATAAACCTTTTTTATTTACAGAAATTTTAGATAAAAATTCTCCTGCGCAAAAAGGAATGACTAGAGCAAGTGAGTATATTGCAAAGTATTTTGACTTACAGTTTTTTACTGCTTACAATGATATACCTATGGAGAATCAAAGCGTACCACCCACTGATTATGCATTTACTAATCTTGTAAAAGTAATTTTAGGCAATCCTAGTCTTAGAATTAAGAGTATTATCTGTGGAGGCAACGCACAAGATAGTATGCAACAAAGAGTACAAATACGATATATACAGAAGCTAGTAGCTGCAAGATGGAGTAATCAGTATGATATGCATGGACTAGAATGGAAACATTTTTTAAACGTACCTCATGTACTGTGGCCGTTGGAGTATCTAACAAAGTCAGAAATCATAGGGATAATGATTAGAAAACACCCAGACCTTGTAAAAAATACTTGGACTTGTATACGTCCTGTAAAAGAAGAAAACAATTATAAACAATGCGGACAATGTCCCAAATGCAACGAATGGAGTTCAGCTTTAAGAGAAGCGAAACATTCTAACCTAAAAGTTATGGAAGGGAGAAATTATGAGTTTGATATGCGTAAGTAAAGAATGGCATGAATTAACAATACAAGAACTGTATAAAATTATACAGTTAAGAATCGAAGGATTTATAGTACAAAATAAAACTTGTTATCAAGACTTAGAAGCATACTATGACCAAAATGGGTGGTATAATATGTACTATGATACAGCATTAGGTATGCATCCACAATCAATGGTAGGACAAACACAGTTTTGTACTCTTAAGACTTTTTATGGAAGTGATGGTACAGCTTATAATTATCCTGCATGGCGTAGACAAACATGGGTGCCAGGATATAGAAATCCTGAACAAGAACAAGAACAGACTACTGCAGCTTGTATGAAGTATACAGGAAAGCCCTATATGATGTGTGAAGTAATGGAATGGGGATTTGTAGAACATATAGTGAACAAACTAGGCTGGACTTGTGTTACAGAGGAGCCTTACTTAGATGATGCAGGCAGACCTAATTGGGTGCTTGTGAACCATGATATAGATTTTAAGGAAAGATATGGCATCACAATTAAATAGTAAGATTCCTTGTAATCCAATAGAGTTTGATGTAGATACAGAATGGTTATTGGATAAAGCTTTGAAGTGTGAAAGAAAACAGTTTTATCATCATGGAAGAAAGGAAGAAAGAATTGAAGGCTATAAGTTTGCACATGTAAGCTACCCCGAGCTACTTGTACTGACTAGCCATAAGGCCTTAGATATAAAAGCTAAATTTAATATGAAGTTTGTATATATTGCCCCTAATACTACTATTGGTTGGCATAAAGACTGGGGCACAAAGTGTGCATATAATTGGGTAATAAATGGTAACACAGCAGCTATTAGATATAGAGACAGACCTTATTCCTATAAGTCTGCAATAATAAATACACAAGAAGAACACATGGTCAGAAATAATGACAAAGAACGAATACTATTTAAAATATCTATATTCGATAAAAGTTACGAGGAAATATGCAATCAATTCAGTTCCCGATTTATGTAATTCATAGTGATAATGCAGAAGAATTAGACGGTATACTTTGGCTAGATGACCAAGTATTAGATGACAAAAATATGCAAGGGGAAACTCTAGGGATGAGGAGAATACAAACTCCAATGAAAAGTATCTATCCTTTAAGATATATGATTGAAGATGAAATCAGTATGTTAAAGCATAGAGGAACAACCTTTATAGATAGTAAAGGAAAAATCATTGTTAAAGAAAAAAATAGAACAGCTAAACTTATGTATCATAAGATTAGAAAAAGAGAATTAAAAGAAGTAGCGACTGTAATATGGCTGACTGGAGTTCCTTTTCCTTTTGTAGAGAAAAGACCACCGCCAGCTAAATATACATGGGCAGGAGTATTACATTTATCAGGCTTTCCTTGGAAAGTGTGGGAATATTGTGAAGAAAAGAAAAAAGATAGTTGGAGAAAAGTTTGAATTTACGAACAAAAATTAATGAAAGAATGGATATACTACAGGGATGGATGGAACAAGATTACCATTTAGTTAGACCTGAAGTAGTATATGAACATACATTAACTGTTAGTAAGTTCTGGTCAGTATTATCTGAAGAAGACAGGGACTATATACAGGCTGTACAGTCTGCAATAGATAGTGAATCAAAAATATCATGGAAAAGATGAATCATATAGGCAAAGAAGCCAGACGTAAAAAGAAAGAAAACTTCGCTTGGTGGATAAAGTGGGCATCTTCTGTGGCTATTTTAGGAGCAATGTCAATTAGAGCTGCAGGCGTATTGCCTACAGCTGACTTGGTATTGTCGTTTATAGGAGTGTTTGGATGGACTTTAGTAGGATTACTATGGAAAGACCGAGCAATAATAGTATTAAATGCAGCAGGACTTACAATATTAGCAATAGGATTACTAAAAGTTGCTTTTGGATAAGTAAAAAGGAAAATATATGGATAGAGATGACGCACAACAATTAATGATTGCACTAGAAACTCACATTTGTTATGTAGAGTACACTAGTTTAAATAGTGGAGGTCAAAAAGAAAGGGAAATGACATGTTGCCCTTATTTTATTCCTAGTGGTAATGGATTATCTTTTAATCAAAAGGCAGCACAAATGGATAAGTGCTTAGCCTATGACATTGAGTTTGAAAGATGGGACGATATAGACTTAGAAACTATAACAGATTGGTATACCATAGAAGAAGAACCTCATGAAGAATAAGTATTTTGTTATAAGAAATTACTTATCAGCAGATGAATGTGATGATTACATTGCACTTACTAGAGTGCTTGACCCAAATCCTACTTTAGAAGTTGGACTAAAAACTAGAAGTAAAGGACAACAGCATGCTGTGAATAGAACTTACTGGACTATACGCAGTATGACTAAACATCTTCGACCTTTAAAAGCTTTAGCAGAAGAAAAGTTTGAACTAGAGCCTGATTCATTAGACTTTAAGTTTGGACATTATGCACATATTATGTGTTATGATGAACCAAAACAAGGACTAGAGTGGCATGCAGAACCTAATATCTCTACTGTGTCTGTATCTATTAATTTATCAAATGAGTGGGAATATGAAGGCGCAGACTTTCAAATGAGACACCTACCTGATTTAAAATTAAATAGAGGAGATGCAATATTATATAGTGGAAGCTGGGTACATAGAGTTTCTGACTTAGTAAGTGGAAGAAAATTAAGTTTTGTGATGTGGTTAAAATGATTACATACAGCAACTGGATTACTCCTGAAGAAGTAAAAGAAATAGAGCAAACAATATTAGTAAAAGAA